TAAACCGTAGGGGCAGTGAAACGCAACATTTCACAGATTGAGAGTAAGAGGTTATGCATAATATAACAGAGGCTTTAAAGCCCTTAATAGTTGAGGCAAGGTGAAAATTTAATGGCAGGACGGAAACCGAGACCGACGGCGATAAAGATACTGGAGGGCGAGCCGAATAAAGATAGGATAAACCTGAATGAACCTAAACCCAGATTGTCCATACCGACTTGTCCTGCACATTTGAGCGGTGCTGCTAGATATGAATGGCGACGGATAGTGCCTGAGCTGGAAGCTTTGGGATTATTAACTCAGGTTGACAGAGCTGCATTAGCAGGATATTGCCAAGCTTATGGCAGATGGGTGATAGCCGAAAGGAAATTAAGCGAATTGTCCTCAATGTCGCCTGATAGGATGGCATTTTTATACAAGACTACAAATGGGAACTTGATTATCAATCCTCTGCTATCTGTGGCTAATAAGGCAATGGAGCAGATGCATAAATTCCTTATAGAATTTGGTATGACGCCTTCCTCTAGGTGTCGAATTAGTGTTGCTGCGGGTGAAAGCGAAGATGCTATGGATAGGATACTTAGCACAAAGAGGCTGAATTGATTTGCATGGAGAAGGTTCCAATAGATGTCCATGCTAGTGGAAGAGCAATCTCTTTTATAGAGCAGCTCAAACATACCAAAGGGGATTGGGCAGGAAAGCGATTTATCCTGGAGCCCTGGCAGCGAGAGGAAATAATCATTCCTCTGTTTGGGACACTGAATCCCGGTGGGAGCAGGCAATATCGCACCTGCTATGTGGAGATTCCCAGGAAAAACGGGAAAAGTGAAATTGGGGCAGCGATAGCTCTTTATCTCTTATTTGCTGATGGGGAAATAGGAGGTGAGATATATAGTGCTGCGGGCGATAAGGGACAATCAAGCCTGGTATTTAATGTTGCTGCTCAGATGGTGCGATATTCACCAGCACTAATAAGGCGTAGCAAGATTATTGATAGCCAAAAACGGATTGTTAATTATAAAACTGGAAGTTTCTATCAGGCTATTTCAGCAGAGGCTTATTCTAAATATGGCTATAATGCCCATGGGATTATTTTCGATGAGCTCCATACACAGCCAAATCGTGATTTGTGGGATGTGCTGACGACATCGACAGGAGCCAGAAGGCAGCCCTTGACCCTTGCTATTACCACGGCGGGCTATGACCGTAACTCGATATGTTGGGAACAGCATGATTATGCCTGCAAGGTGCGAGATGGAATTATTAATGACCCGACATTTCTGCCAGTAATTCATGCAGCGCCTGAGGATGCAGATTGGCAGGATAGGAAGGTGTGGTTTGATTGCAATCCAGCTTTGGGAGTATTCAGAAGTCTGGAGGAAATGGAAACTCTGGCTAAAAAGGCAAAGGAAACACCAGCACTGGAGATGACATTCAGGAGATTATATTTGAACCAATGGACGCAAAGTGCGGAGCGATGGATGCCAATGGATAAATGGGATGAGTGTGCCGAGGGGATTGGTGATTTGAAGGGAAAAGTTTGTTATGCTGGGTTGGATTTATCAGCGACAATGGATTTAACAGCGCTGGCATTAGTGTTTCCTGATGGGGATTCTTATGATGTGCTAATGCATTTCTGGATTCCGAAAGACACGATGCTGGAGAAGGAGCGGAAAGACCGTGTGCCTTATTCAGTTTGGGTAAAGCAAGGGTTGGTGACTGCGACAGAAGGGAATGTAATTGATTACCATTCAATTCAGCACAAACTAGAGGAATATGCTGAGGTTTATGATATTAAAGAGATTGCCTTTGATAGGTGGGGAGCAACGAAGCTGAGTCAGGACTTGATTGATGCAGGGTTTATGATGGTGCCATTCGGGCAGGGGTTTGCTTCGATGTCGGCTCCGACCAAGGAGCTTATGAATCTTATTCTAAGTCAAAAGCTAAGGCATGGTGGGAATCCTGTGCTTAGATGGAATGCTGACAATTTGGTGGTAAATCAAGACCCAGCAGGTAATTTAAAGCCAGATAAACAGAAATCCACACAGAAGATTGATGGGGTTGTTAGTCTTATTATGGCTATTGACCGAGCGTCAAGGCATTCTGGAGATGAAGGAAGGTCTGTCTACGATGATAGAGGAGTTGTGAGCATATGAAGATACCTTTGATAGGAAAATTATTTGAAAGGCGATACAGCCTGGCAGATTGGGACAGGGACATGGATTTGATGATAGCGGGCAGAGCATCGACAACAGGTGTGCCAATAAATGAACGGACAGCATTAAATAGCACGGCGGTATTCGCCTGTGTGAGGTTATTATCAGAAACATTAGCATCAATTCCGTTACCACTTTACAAGCGATTAACAAAGAGAAGCAAGCGGAGAGCCTTTGAGCATCCGTTATATTCGTTATTGCATGATTCGCCGAATCCAATGATGACCTCATTTAACTTTCGAGAGACTTTGATGTCTCATCTAGTATTATGGGGAAATGCATATGCAGAGATAGATTGGGATAGAACAAAAGGGCAACCAAGAGGCTTGTGGCCATTGCGGCCAGATAGGATGAGCGTAGCGAGCGAGAAGGGGCAATTAGTTTACCACTATCGTTTGTCTGATGGGACTGAAAAGATATTGCCCAATTACAGGGTATTCCACATCCCAGGCATGGGTTATGATGGAGTGATAGGATATTCGCCGATACACATGGCGAGGGAAGCAATCGGGCTATCTCTGGCGACAGAGGAATTTGGGGCTAGATTCTTCGGCAATGGAGCGAAGCCTGGTGGAGTGCTAGAGCATCCCAATAAATTATCCGAAGAGGCACAAAAGAATCTGCGGAAGTCATGGAATGAGATGCATCAAGGGTTGAGCAACCAGCATCGAATAGCGATACTGGAAGAAGGAATGAAATATCAGCAAATAGGGATACCACCTGATGATGCACAATTCTTAGAAACACGGAAATTTCAGAGAGGGGAAATTGCGAGCTTCTTTCATATTCCTCCTCACATGGTAGGCGACCTGGAACATGCCACCTTCAGTAATATCGAACATCAGGGTATTGAATTTGTAGTCTATACCATGCGTCCCTGGTTTGTGCGGTGGGAGCAGATAATTAACAAGAAGCTACTAAATGATGAGGAGCGGCAAACATATTTCATTGAATTTTTGGTTGAGGGATTACTTCGGGGAGATGTAGAAAGCCGATATAAGGCATATGCCACTGGTAGACAATGGGGCTGGTTGAGTGCAAATGATATAAGGGAGCTGGAGAATATGGACCCATTGCCTGGAGAGCAAGGGGATATTTACTATATTCCGATGAATATGTTGCCAGCGGGCAGTGTAGAAAGTAGTAGTGAGGAAGAGAAGAAAGGATTAGAAATTCTTCGCTTTGCTCAGAATGACAATGGGGGGAAGGAGGAGCGGAAAGCACAATTGGCATTGCAGAGACATAGAATGGCTCAATCTTATCGAAAGATATTTGAAGATGCGGCACAACGGATAGTAGAGCGTGAGGCGAATAATATCCGACGGGCGGTAAGGAAACATCTAGCGGAGAGGTCAATGGACACCTGGCAGACATGGCTGGATGATTTTTATAGAGACTTCCCTGAATATATCGGGAAACAGATAGCACCAGCGATTCACTCACTTGCAGAAGCAATACAGCCGATAGCGGCGGAGGAAGTGAATGGCTTGCCTGAGATGACGCCTGAACTAGAGAAATTTATTAAGGAATATATAGATACCTTTGATGGCAGATATGTCAAATCTTCTAAAGGGCAGATAGAGGCTGTGGTAAGAGATGCGATAGATGCAGGAGAGGAACCGATAGTACTGGTAGAAACAAGGCTGGATGAATGGGAACAAAAGAGGGCAGGTAAAGTAGGGATGAATGAAGTGGTGCAACTTTCAAATGCGGTGGCGAAGGTAGTCTTTGCTGGAGCTGGCATTACGAAGCTAGTATGGCAAACTATGGGCAGCAAATCCTGTCCAATTTGCCAGGAGATGAATGGCAAGGTGGTAGGAATTGAGCAGCCATTTATTGATGCCAATACAGTATTGGAGGCTGAAGGGCAAAGTCCGATGAAGGCTTATAGGCCGACAAGCCATCCTCCGTTGCATCAGGGTTGCGTATGCCAAATTGTAGCACAATAAGGAGGTAATTATGCCAGAGGAAACCGAGAAATACATAAGAATACCAATAGCAGAATGTGATATTACCGCCACAATAGTCATTGCTGAGGATGAAGGAATAAAGGCCTTATATTGTGGCAAGGACAAGAAGATTGCTACCTATTTATTCCAAAAGGATAAAGGGTGGACGATGGCTAAGGCTAAGAAATGGATTAAAAACCATAAGGAGAAAAAAGATATGGACAAGAAGGAGCAGGATGCGGATTTAGAACCAGCACCGCTGAAAAGTTTCATTGAAGGCAAAGAGGAGCGGTCATACCAAGTAGAGATGCGGGTAGAAGATGGGGATGAACCTAAGATTCGGGGACACGCTGCGGTATTTAATAAGCTATCTTTGCCATTGATGGGGTTTAAGGAGAAGGTATCGCCAGGGGCTTTTATTAAAAGCATTGAGAAATCTGACATCAGGGCGCTATGGAATCATAATCCTGATTATGTATTGGGGAGGAATAAGAGTGGGACGCTTGTCTTGGAAGAAGATAATAGAGGACTAGCAATTGAGATTAGCCCGCCTGATACGCAATGGGCGCATGATTTAATGGAGACTATTAAGAGGGGAGATGTTGACCAGATGAGCTTTGCCTTCCAGACCATAAGGGATAGCTGGGAGAACGAAGGAGAAAAGAACGCTGTGCGGACATTAGAGGAAGTGGAGTTATACGATGTTTCGCCAGTCACATATCCAGCATATCCACAAACTGATGTGAAAGTGAGATCGGTATTTGAGAAGGTGGGATTGGATGCGGAGCGGTTGATGGTGGTAATGGAAGCACAAAGGGCGACAACTAATGAGGATATAACGGTGGTGCAACAAGCCATCGATATATTAAATAGCTATCTTCCAAGCGAAGCGGAAGATTTGGGCGGTCAGGGTACTCACGATAACGATGGGTATGTTGAGCGTTTGAAGATGGAACGTTTCAGAATGGAATTTGATAGCAAAAAGTCTAACGGAGGTTAAAATAGATGGAAAAATATCTAGAGTATCAAGCGAAGATAAGCGGGATAACTGAGGAAGCTCTTGATGTATTAGACAAGGTGGAATCAGACAAACGCTATCTGAGCGATGAGGAGAACGAAAAGCTGGAGAAACTAAGGGATGAGAAATGGAAGGTGGAGCAAATCCGTGACCGTCATGTGGAGTTGAATGGGCTGCAGACAGAGATTGCAGCGAGCCGAGACCCAATTAAACCTGATTTGGAAAATTTGGGTAATAAGGGCGATGACACGGGTGGCTTCCGCAGTTTTGGCGACTTTCTGCACTCTGTCAGAAACAATCCCAGTGACCCGAGATTAAGGTCAGGATTAACCGAGGGTGTGGATAGTGAAGGTGGATTCCTTGTTCCTGAGATTTTCAGCAAGAAAATCCTGATGGACTCGCTGGAAACAGCCGTTATCAGACCAAATAAGCCAACTATAATCCCGATGGCATCGGACACAGTGAATATCCCTAAAATAGTGGACACTTCACATTCAAGTAGTGTATTCGGTGGCGTAATAGCTTATTGGACTGAAGAAGCTGGAACTAAGCAAGCCAAAGAACCAACCTTTGGGCAGATAAAATTGATAGCCAAGAAATTGACTGGATATACCTATGCATCCGATGAACTGTTAGCTGATAGTGCCGTAGGGTTGGAAGCTCTGCTGATTAGATTGTTCAGCGAAGCAATCAACTGGTATGAGGACGATGCTTTTATTGGTGGTGATGGAGTAGGGAAACCATTAGGAATCCTAAACTCAGGGGCCTTATTAGCGGTGAATAGGAGTGCAGCATCTAAGATTGCTATTGCTGATGTAGCTAATGTATATGCAAGACTCTTACCAAAGAGTCAAGGTAGGTCAATCTGGCTGGCAAATCCAAGCACACTGCCACAGTTAGTAACTTTAGGGTCAACTTACCTTACCTGGTTGAAAGGAAGCACTGGAGCTGCTGGGTTAGCAGTGGCACCCCCAGCGACATTATTGGGTAGACCAATAGTATTCACCGAGAAATGCTCAGCATTGGGAACTGCTGGTGATCTGATATTAGCTGACCTTTCCTATTACCTTATTGGTGATAGGCAGAAAATCACGATAGCGAGTTCCAAACATGTGCGATTCACCACCGATGAAACAGCCTGGAGGTTTGTGAAACGTGTGGATGGACAACCATGGGTAGATAGTGCTTTCACACCAGCAAACGGCTCAAGCCTGAGCCCATTCGTAACATTATACTCTGCCACCTCTGGTGGAGATTAAGGAGGTAAAGATATGCACAAATTCGAAGAAAATGTAGCGGTAGATATTGCTGTCTCTCCAAGGGCAGTTACTACAACTACGGAGATTGATGGGGTAGCACTGGATATGGCGAAATACAATAATGTTGCTTTCGCTGTCCAGCTGGCGTCAGGGACTCAAGCTGGTGCCTTAACCTGCTATATTGCTGAGGGCACTACTAGCACTCAATTCAGCGATACTATGCTGGCGACAGTGACATTAGCGAGTTCCACGGATACCGATGGCATTGATACTGTGGAACTTAGGGCAGAGGAAATGACGGCTGGCTATCGGTATGTAAGACTTGAAGTCAACCCAGCAGCGGGAGATTCAAAAACCTTATCGGCTACAGCCATGCGATTCAATCCGAGATTCAAATCTGGCGTTGCCTTGTAACTTGTAAAAAGTAGTCAGGTGGGTCAGGAGGGGGCAGTTTATCTTCCTTCTGCCCCAGCCTGGCCCAATAAAAAGGGAGTAAATGGAAAATACAATCAAAGAATTAGCACGGTTTCTAGGGAAGGGTGAGGATGAAGTCCGTGAATCTGTCTTGAACTATCGCCCTACTATTCTTGGAGATGAATGGAGGAAAGCTAATCCTTCCACACCAAAAGAGGTAGATAACTTTTATAGGCAAACAGATAAATATTTAATTGAATTGATACCATGGAATTACTCTGAAGTCTTTTTTGAGAGAGTAAAGCCCCTTAATTATTATCATGGCAAACGGATATTGGAAGTTGGTGCAGGGATAGGGTCACTCTGTATTAGCATGGCATTAAATGGCAACGAAGTTACTTATTGCGATATTAACGAAAGTAATTATGCTTTTGCTAAACAGCGATTCGCTGACCGTTTATTGCCGATTGCAATGACAAAGAGTTTGAAGGGTCAGCGGGATTTCGATATGGTTGTAGCTATTGATACCCTTGAGCATATCCACCCAGATGCCTTACCCAAGTTTATTAAAGACATTAGTCATTGTCTAAAGGATGGGGGATTTTTATATCACCGTTCCAATTTCAGCCAACAAGGTGATACATATCCAATGCATTATGACCATTCAGAAACATTACGGCACATAGCGACGGATACAGGATTGGTATTAAGACCGAATGGTGATTTTGTAAAAGGCGATAATATTCAAGGGGTACAGATAAGCATTCCATTAAGAGGTGAGCAACATAGCGTGGGTTTAACGCAAAATCTAATGAGCTTGCATTGTCCGCCAGCTACTAAATTGGCAACTTGCAAGAATAAACCAGTCGATGTTGCCAGGAATTATTTAGCTAAGATTCTTGATCGTGATTGGCTATTTTTTATGGATTCCGACCAAACATTTCCAGATGGTGCCTTACAGAGGTTATTATCATGGAATCTTGATATAGTTAGTGGCGTAGTTTTCCAGCGTGGTGGTAAGCCAATACCTATGATTTATAAATATGCCTTTGAGAAGGATAAAGGCAATTATTACACGCCTATGGTTAAGGAAATTAAGGAATATTTGGATATGCAAAAAGCGGAATTAAATGAAAAGGAACAGGCTATCTGTCTACCGCCTTATGGAGTGTTAGAGGTTGATGGAGTTAGTGCAGGGTGCCTTTTGATTAACCACAGAGTATTTGATGAACTTGAGGAGCCATATTTCAAAGTTACTGGAGAATCTTTTGGTGAGGATTTTTATTTTTGCCGTAAAGCTCAAGCAGCAGGTTTCAAGATATATGCCGACCCTTCGGTAATGTGTGGTCATTTTAGTACCTATGAGCGAGGTTATCACCATTTCCTAGCATGGGCAAATAAGGCAGAATTTCCATGGAGTAAGAATCCAGAAGAAATACATGGGTCCGCAAGTGTGAAGGTAGAATGAATAAAATGAAACTATGCAGAGAATGCACAGAGGGAGATTAAATGAAGGTAAAATATCAGGCATTTAGGAAAGGGGGAGTAGATATGACAGGGAAGGTAATAGACATGGATGATACTGAGGCTGCCATATTGATTAAATCGAACATCGTGGTACCAGTGGGGGATATTGAGACGACTTCAATTGAACCACCTTCAAATATGATACTGAAACGAGCCAAGCCAAGGAGGAAAGCAAATGGCATTAGTTCTTAAGACAGCGCCGACGGTTGAACCATTATCTCTAGTTGAGGTTAAGGCACATCTTAGAATAGATTCAACGAACTTCGCTGAGGATATTACCACTGAACAGTCTATTGTGCCAGGGAGCCATGCTATCGCTGCGGCATATTCACTTGAGGGTGTACCGATTGAAGTCTTGGGTTATTCTGTTTTGGTGAACCTAGATGCTGGGGCATGTGGGGTAGGTGGCAAGGTTGATGTCAAACTTCAGGATAGTAATGATGGGACTATATGGACGGATGTTAGTGATGGGGCTTTTACCCAGGTGACTGAGGCTAATGATAATGCCATTTATGAGAAGGCATATACGGGGACTAATCATTATCTGCGAGTGGTAGCGACTATAGCAGGAGCGGCTTGTGAGTTTAGCGTGTCAGTAATCAAGGATGCCTCAACTTCAGTGGAAGATGATTTGTTGAATTCGCTAATTGAAGCTGCTAGGCAATATGCTGAAGATTATCAACGAAGAGCTTATATAACACAAACCTGGGAGCTTTGGCTAGATAGCTTTCCAAGTGAGGATTATATTGAAATTCCCTTACCTCCACTTCAAACGGTAAATTCGGTTAAATATTATAATACCTCCGACACTGAAGCTACCTTTGCCGATACATATTACCTTCAGGACATTAAAAGTGAGCCAGGGCGAGTAGCTCTGAATTATAGCGAGACATGGCCTAGCACTACCTTAAGGCCATCTAATGGGGTTTGCATTGAGTTTGTGGTAGGCTATGGTGATGTTGCCTCCGATGTGCCAAAGAAGGTGAAACAGGCAATGCTTTTGTTGATATCTCATTGGTATGAAAATAGAGAGGCAGTAATATCCACTGGTGCAATGCCTAAAGAGATTCCGTTTGCAGTAGATGCACTGCTTTGGACTCGCAGAATATTTGGGTTTTGAGGGATTAAATGCGGACAGGATTATTGAGAAACAGGATAACCATCCAAGAAGCCTATAAGGAAAAGAATGACTTCGGGGAGTGGATTATCATATATCGAGATTGGGCTACTATATGGGCAGCAATTGAGCCTAATCAAGGGAAGCGTTATTTTGAGGCTGCTCAGGCTAATTCAGAAGTTCAAGGCATTATCAGAATCCGCTATCGCTCAGGGGTATTACCCACGATGAGGGTGAAATATTGCGATAGGATATTTCAAATTATTTCTATCGTGCATCCGCAGGAGCGAATGAGAGAACTGCATATATTTTATAAGGAGCAATTAGATTGAAGCTTAATTTCAAGATAGAAGGTGTGGCATTATTAACCAGCAAGCTGGATAAGCTATCCAGTTCAATCGGTGGTGATTCTTTGAAACCCGATATACTGACGCAAGCTAAGATTATAGCCGAGGATGCCAAGAATAGGGCGCCTCGAGGTCCGACAGGGAATTTGAAGAGGTCATTACATGCTAAGCTGATGCCAGGAAGTCCGCCAGTGGCAATCGCAGCGGTGGATAGAAAGATAGCTCCGCATGGTTGGATTGTGGAATATGGTTCAAGTCGCACTTCTCCACATCCATATTTCAGGCCAGCAGTCGATGCACACATCGGAGAAGCTAAAGACAATCTAAAAAAAGCAGCAAAGGAAAAGTTGAAATGTTAGTAGAGCAAGCAAGGATTGGCAAGGAGCACGAAATTCAGGGAGTTAAATAGTTTGTTTGATAAAGTTTATTTTGACCAGACTGCCTTTGATGTTTTAGTTTCTGAAATATGTCATAAACTGAAAATCGAGCAGGCAATTTTGACGGAACTACTGGGGCAGTCGGGGCTTACGGATTTGATTGGAGAGCGAATATATTATGTTAAGGCACCACAGGATGTGGACACGCCATATATAGTATTCTTTAAGGTAAGTGCACCAAGAGAGCATAGCCATGATGGAGCTTCGGGGCTGGCACACCCACGATTTCAACTTTCGATATTTGCTACGACCTATTATGAAGCAAAACAGATAGCAGAGCAAGTGCAGACTGCTTTGCAGGCATATAGTGGCACAATGGGGGGAGCTGGAGGAGTTGAGGTAGGAGCGAGCTTCTATGAGAATGAAACGGATATTTGGGAAGAGGGACAAAAGCTCTATCACATAGCTGCCGATTACCTGATATGGCATGAGGAGTAAGGCAATGAAATAAGCTTCAATTAAAACTCATAATCACAGGGAACAAAAATTCCCTTTTTATTGAATAAAAAAACAGGAGGTAAAAACAAATGACTACAGCAGCGAAATCAGCATTCGGAACTACTCTCAAGAAAGGAGAGGTGGCAATAGCCGAACTCACCAGTATTGGTGGGCCGACTATCTCAGCAGATACCCTTGATGTAACTAGCCACGATTCTCCTGACGGCTACAGGGAATTTTTGCAGGGGTTGAGGGATGCAGGGGAAATCAGTATAGAGGGGAACTTTATCCCAGGAAATGCAGGGCAGAAGGCATTAAAAACCGATATGGATGATGGTTCATCGGATTCCTATACTGTCACCTTTCCAACGGCGATGGGAACTACTTGGGAATTCTCGGCGATAATAACGGCATTTGAGACCAGCGCACCTTTTGATGACAAAGCCAGCTTCACGGCGACTTTGAAAATCACAGGCAAAGCTAGCTTGAATGTTACGGCTTCTACTGGATTGACCACGCCATTCTTTAGCGTGAGTGAAAGTGGTGACATCAATCCTGACCCTGCAAATGCCACCTACGCTTATGTGGTGACATTCCTGACTGGTGTAAGTTCATTTACGATTACTCCAACGGCTACGGCAGGGGTTATCAAGGTTGATGGTAATACGGTGGTAACTGGACAGCCTTCAAGTGCTATTGCACTAGGTGCTGCGGGCTCTGTGACGGAAGTAACCATCACTGTCAAAGAGACGAGCAAAACCACGGTAACTTACACACTCTATTGTTCGAGGGCATAAAGTAATAGAGGCAGCCCCCATTACTGAGGACTGCCTTATTGGAAGGAGTTTATGGATAAAGTTAGACCAATAGTGCCTATAGTTTTGGATAAAGAGCGGCACCTTCTGCTTAATTTGAATGCCATGGTTTCTTTTGAGGAAGTGACAGGGAAGAATATGCTGAGACAAGAGACCATGGGAGAGCTATCGGCTAAAGACCTGCGGGCTATATTGTGGGCTTGTTTATTGCATGAGGATGAAGTATTGAAGCTGGAAGATGTAGGCGCAATGATTCATGCTGGAAACATGGAGGAAATCTCAGACAAACTAGCTGAAGCATGGGGTGCTGCTATGCCCGAGGCAAAAGAAGGTGAATCCCCTTTACTGGAGAAATCCCAGGCTGGCTAGAGATTTGGTCAATTGGGAGACATAACCTCCACCTTTCAGAGAATGAATTCTGGCATTTGACGCTGGCGCAGTTCGATGCTTTATCGCAGAGATACATTGATGAGCAAGAGAAAATGGATTATCGCACTGGGCTTATTTGTGCCGTGCTGGCAAATATAAATCGTGATTCCAAGAAGCAGCATAAGGCATTTAAGCCGCAGGACTTTATGCCAATTAAGGCACAGAAGGTGCAAACGCCAGAGCAAATGCTAGAGGTTGTTAAACAACTAGATAGCGTTTACGGTGAGCCGAAGCAACCTAAGCCAGACATGACGGGGAAAAGTATTGAGGAAATAAAGGCGATAGTTATGGAAATGAACGCTAAAGCAAAAGAGGCTAAAAGATAATGGGCGGAGAAATACAAAAATTATTTGTGACCATCGGGGCCAAAACTGCTGGATTCGAGAAGGGCATGGATAAAGTCCAGGGGAGAATGCAGGCAGCCAGTAAAAAGATGAAGATTGCTGGGGCGGCAATGATAGGGGCTGTGGCAGGAATAGCGACGGCATCGCTAAAAATGGCTGGTGACTTCGATGGTGCCATGCGAGAAGTCAATACCATGATGCTTCTCAATGAGGATGAATTCAAAGCATTCTCCAAAGAGATTCAGGGGTTGGCTAGGGATATGGGAGTGGATGCTACCGAGGCAGCCAATGCTCTATATCAGGCAATTTCCGCTGGAGTGCCTAAGGAGAATGCCGTTGATTTCCTCAGAATAGCAACAAAGGCAGCTATAGGCGGCGTGACGGATACCAAGACTGCGGTTGATGGGCTAACTTCGGTAATGAATGCATTTAAGATACCGATGGGCGATGCCCAGAAGGTGGCTGACCTGATGTTCACCACAGTCAAAGGAGGTAAGACCACTTTCGAAGAATTATCGGCAGCAATGTTCAATGTGGCACCTCTTGCTGCAGCAGCAGGCGTGAAATTCGAAACAGTATCAGCAGCACTGGCAACTATGACCAAGCAAGGCGTGCCAACTTCTGTAGCTACCACACAATTAAGACAGGCAATTCAGGCAATCATCAAGCCGACAGCCGAAATGAAAACTGCCCTGGAAGGTTTGGGCTATGCTTCGGGAGATGCCTTGATAGAGGAAAAGGGGTTGGCTGGAGCATTGGATTTATTGACCGATGCATCGGGAGGAAGCAATGAGGTATTGGGCAGGATGTTTGGCTCCGTTGAAGGGTTGCAGGCCGTTCTGGCTTTGACAGGGGATAATGCTCAAACCTTTGCCAGCGATATAGATGCGATGGGCAATTCTGCTGGTGCTGCGACTGATGCCTTTGACCAGATGGAAAAGAGCACAAAACGGCAATTCGAGAAATTGAAGGTTCAGATGCAGGACATCGCTATAACTATTGGAAGTGCCTTGATGCCTGCTTTACAGAAGATGCTGGACACATTAGCTCCTATTATCGAGAAGGTAGTTAATTGGATTTCTGAGAATCCTAAGTTGACGATAGCGTTATTAGCAGGAGCAGCAGCGCTAGGGACGTTACTTATGGCTATTGGCCCCATATTAAAGATTATCCCCGCATTGACTGTAGGGATAAAAGCTGTTGGGGTAGCAATGGGGTTCCTTGCAGCTAATCCCATTGTGTTGATTATCGCCGCTATCGCTGCCGTGGTCGCTGGGGTAATCCTCTTAATCAAGAACTGGGACAAAGTGAAAGAGAAAGCGTTGGCTGTTTGGAATTTCCTTAAAGGGTTCTTTCAGAAGGTGGGCGAGGTACTCAAAAAGATATTTATAGAAATGACACCAGTGGGCTTGATTATCGGGCATTGGGATACCATCAAAACTAAAGCCTCCGAAATATGGGGGAAGATTACGGGCTTCTTTAAGGATACGGGCAACAAGATTAAGAATAAGTTCAAGTCTGATTGGGAAAAAACAAAGAACTTTGCCTCGAAAGTTTGGGACAAAATGACGGAGAATTCAGAGAAGTTTGGTGGTGGATTAAAAGGTAATATCTTAAGTGCTATGGAGACAACAGCTAGAGGTTTTAAGGGTTGGCTGGATAAAATGGGTATTGATACTGAGGGAGCGACTGAATGGATACGGAGAATCTGGGAAAACATATTGAGCTTCTTCAGGGAAATTCCAAATAAGGTAAGGAGTGCTTTCAGCACCCTTAAAGATATTATGCTGGCGCCTTTCAGATTCGCTCTAAGAGGAATAGAGAGGGCTATCAACTGGTTAATCAGGCAGATAAATAGGATTAGCGTTGATATACCTAATTGGGTGCCTGGGATAGGTGGCAGGCATTTCGGTTTTAACATCCCCTCAATTAGCCTGCCGAGCTTTCAATATGGTGGGATTGTCCCTGGCCCCATTGGACAAGCTGTGCCTATCCTTGCACATGGAGGGGAACAATTCTTGGGGGCAGGTAATACTATAGGGAACAATTTCTATATCTCACAGATGGTAGTCAGGGAGGAAGCGGATATCCAAAAGATTGCGAGAGAACTATACAGACTACAACAAAGGAAAGTGAGGCTAGTAGGTGCATGAATTTCAATAGTATTGATTTGGGTAATTATGGATTGGTAGGGAAACTCTCTAGCCCCTCTTCGTTTATGCCCCCAGTAGAGATTAATCAAGTTGAGATTGCTAATAAAGCATATGACTTCACAGCTTATCTAAAACCCCGAGTTATCACACTAGAGGTAATAATCACGGGGACGAGCAAAGCCAATCTCTTAAGCAATCTCGATAATATCTCTAAGGTTTTAAGCCCAGTTCTTGGGGTTAAGAAACTGATTCTGGATTGGCCTGATAACAGGTATTACAATGCCAAAGTTAGTAGAGGCATTGAATATGAAATCATCGGAGACAAATTAGCACAGGGCGATATTATTTTCATTTGCCCTGACCCACTGGCTTATGACAATGATACAACCTCCAGCGATTTTAATATAGATGTTGATCCTAAGACGGTTACTGAAGCTACAGGAGGCACAGGATATATCAAACCTACTTATACCTTAACTGCTGGAGAAGCCTTGAATGATATTACTATTAAAGTCGAATGTATTGCAACAGGAGAGGAATTACAGTGGACTGGGTCATTGGCTAATGGAGAAGAATTAGAGATAAATGTAGCTACTTGGTTGGTTAGGAAGGAAAGTGTGGCTTCTATGGCAACCGTAACTGGTCAGTTTCCTAGGCTTTTGCCTGGAGTAGGCAATCGCATTACGATAACAGGCTTTGGCACTACTGGAGCCTTGAATATAAATTATAGAAATCGTTTCCTCTAATGGCGAAATATCTATTGAGGAACTAATTCAGAAATATAGGTGATTGAAATGTAAGATTGAAATGTAAGATTGAAATGTAAGATTGAAATCAAAGTTGCTAAATAATTATGTATAGGAGGTAAAACAATATGGCAACATTTTTACAGGTAAAGAATAGAGCGACATCAGCATTAGCTTCTGGGATAGATGCCAGTGTTACTTCATTGACTGTAACTACAGGGGAAGGCAGTAAGTTCCCACAGCCTGGGAATGGCTTTCATATCACTATCAATGATGAGATACTGAAGTGCACCGCTAGGACAACCGATAGTTTAACAGTTGTAAGGGCGCAGGAAGGAACCTCTGCTGCTATTCATAGTAGTGGTGCTAGTGTGAGTCTTAACATTACGGCAGGAGTTTTAGAAAGTAGAACAACTTGGACATTAAATAAACTCCTCAAAGGAGCTGGAGCTGATGTTGAACCAACTGAGGTGGATGTTTATACAGATGCTAAAGCCAAGGCTGCTGCCGTTCAATCTGGAGCAATAGTTAACGGCGTTACTAAAGCACCAACACACGATGCCGTCTACGATGTGAAGGCAACAGCTGATGCAGCTACAACACCTGCTGAAGCTAAGGCCCAAGCTGAGGGAGCTAAACTAGATGACCACGCTGCTCCTGATGATAATACAGACCTTGATGCTTCTGCTGCTAAACATGGCTTAATGCCAAAACTGGATAAAAGTAAGCTGGATGATGCAACTTCGGCAGCCACAGCCAGTAAGATTGTAATCCGTGATGCTCAAGGACAAGCTGCCTTTGCTGCCCCTGCTGAAAATGGAGATGCTTTAATAAAGGGGACAAGGGCAACAACTGCA